CGAAGACATCACGCAGCTCCACCCGTGGAAAATCTGGCAAGTCACGAACGACCCGTTAGGTTCTAGTGCACCTGCTGTTAGATTTACACAACCGGATGACAACGCAAATACGTTGTTAGGTGTTTATGATAAATTTTCTAAACTAGCTGATGACCAATCAGGCATACCATCTTATGTCTACGGCGATCTAAATGTACAGGGCGCTGGTAGAACATCTTCTGGTTTGTCTATGTTGATGGGTGCAGCTGGTAAAGGTATTCGTCAAGTTGTTATGCACATAGATAACGAAATCATCAAACCTATTGTTCACAGACAGTTTGTGTACAACATGCGTTATGATGAAGATGAATCAATTAAAGGCGATGTTAACATTGTACCAAAAGGTGCAGTTAACCTTGCAGTCAAAGAGACTGTAAATGTTCGCCGTATCGAGTTTCTTAATGCAACCGCCAACGAGGTTGATATGCAAATTGTTGGTAAGGAAGGCCGTGCAGCGATTCTTCGTGAAGTGGCTAAAGGGTTGCAAATGCCTGTGGATGACATTGTTCCATCTAGGGAAAAAGAACGATTCCAAGATAAGGTTAAGGCGCAGATGCAAGCTCAACAGCAAGCTCAGCAACCTACACCAACTCAACCGGATGGTTCTCCCAAAGGCGGAATGGATGGCAACACAGTGAGTAACCGTGACACTGGAGGTGCTGGATGATAAATCCAAAACCAGAGGTTATTCAGTCTTTAGCAACCGTGTGTCGTCAATATCCTGAAGTGCTTAATTGGCTAAAGGAATGGCGTGATCACGAGCTACAGAAGCTACCGAGTGTCTTGCAAAACACGGCGCTTGCACAGGGGCGGTGTCAAGTTTTGTCAGAAGTTACTAAACTAATAGAACAGTCCCCTGAAACGTTTTCAGCAAAGTCGAAATGACAGCTGTTAATTACGCACACCGATAGGAGCGATTATGTCAATACCAAAGCAAGTTCAGAAACAATCAGAGGAAGTACAAGAGTTGTACAAGCAGATTAACGGAGAAACAGAAGAAGCACAGGCAACTGCCGAGGCTGCTCCTGAAGAAGCTGTTAATGATGTGGCAGAACCTACAACTTCCGACAGTGTAGAAGAACAAGCACCTCAGTCTGAGCCGCAAGAGCAAACGGAGTCAGGCGACCAAGAACCGAAACAAGATGACTGGCAACAGAAATACAGATCGTTGCAAGGGATGTATAATGCCGATGTTCCTAGGCTTAATGCCGAGAACAGAGACCTTTCTTCCCGTGTGTCTCAACTAGAAGGACTGCTAAGCACAATGCAGGAACCTGCTCAACAAACACCAGTTCAGTCTGAAAAATTAATTACAGATGACGATGTTAAAGAGTACGGCGATTCCATTGCTGTTATGCGGAAAGCAGCTCGTGAGGAAGTTTCTCAAGAGATTGCACAGTTGAAACAACAACTAGGACAGCTTCAAGGTGTTTTACCTCAAGTACAGCAGGTACAAGCACAACAGAAGAAGTCTGGCGAACAAACGTTCTGGAGCACTATTGCTAGCGAAGTACCAAATTGGAGTGATATTAACAACGATCCTGACTTTCAGTCATGGTTGTTAGCGATTGATCCCCTAACTGGTATTAGCCGACAGACTTATTTGGAAGATGCACAAAAGAATCTGGATGCAAGTCGAGTGGTCAACTTTTTTAGAACTTGGGAAGGGGAGAATGGTAAGACTAATACTGCTCAAGTTGACCGTACTGCTCAACAGTCTCAGTTACAGAAACAAGTTGCTCCGGGGCGAAGCCGGAACAATGGCGTAAAAGCTTCTGGACAAAACCGAACATATACCCCGAATGATATTCAAGAGTTCTATGCTGATGTCAGGAAAGGTAAATATAAGGGACGAGATGATGAGCGAGGTCGAATCGAACGTGACATTTTTGCTGCACAGCAAGAAGGTCGCATTAACGTTGCTTAATTAACAATAGGAGGTCATTATGGCTTACGCAACATCATCCGGGCATCCGCAGTATACCGGGAATTTTATTCCTGAGATATGGTCGGGTAAGCTCATTGAGAATTTCTACGATGCTACGGTATTGTCAGCAATCTCAAACACTGATTACGAGGGTGAAATTAGAAATATGGGCGATACCGTCAATATTCGAACCACTCCCGAAATCACAATCCAAACCTATGTTAAGGGTCAAACTCTATCCGTAGAGAATCCTGACAAGGCTAAACTACAACTCGTAATTGATAAAGGTGAATACTTTGCCTGCGTTGAAGACGATGTTGACCAAGTGCAGACAGACATGAATCTAATGGACATGTGGTCTAAAGACGCTTCTGAGCGTATGAAGATCAAAATTGACCAGAGGGTTTTGGCTGATATCTTGACAGGTGTATCCGCAAGTAACAAAGGCACAGCAGCTGGCGCTATTTCCGGTAACATTGGTCTTGGTGCAACAGGTAGTGCTGTAAGTCTAACAAAGACTAATGTTATCGAGAAGATCGTAGACATGGGTACAGTTCTTGACGAAGCTAACTGTCCTGAGCAGAATCGCTTTCTTGTGATTCCTGCTAAGATGGCTGGTCTAATCAAGCAATCAGACCTTAAAGATGCGTCTATCACTGGTGATGGAACTACACCATTGAGAAACGGTCGTCTTGGTATGATTGACAGGTTCACTGTTTATGTTTCTCACAACCTAAAGAAAACTTCAGGCGGTGAGTTTAGCGTTATCGGTGGTCATACAATGGGCTTCACATTTGCATCTCAGATGACAAATATGGAAACCATTCGTTCTGAAACAACTTTTGGTAACATCATTCGTGGTCTTCAAGTATACGGCTATAAAGTCGTTAAGCCTGAAGCTCTTGCGACAATGATTGTTACAGTATAAGGGGGTAAATTATGGCTACTTATAACGATGGTAAAGGATACAAACTTGGTACTGGTGCAGCACACGTTGCTAAAGGCATCAACAAAGTTTCATCCATTAGTGTGGACTTGAACTTCGCTACTATCACTACTGAAAGGGCAGCAGCTGGTCTGACTGCACTTACAAGTGCTGATGTTCTTGAAGTAATCAGGGTTCCTGCAAACACATACGTCACTAGCGTGGCTCTGAATGTGACAACTGCCGAAGGCGGAACATTGACTGTTGATGTTGGCGATGGCGATAACCCAGATGGATATCTTGACGGTGTTAACGCTAATGCTACAGCAGCATATCTAACCGTTGCAGGTACAGACGCTTATGAGTCTGGTAAGTTTTACACAGCAGCCGATACGATTGACATTGTTCTTAACAATGCTGCAGACGCAGCGGTTATGACTTTGACAGCCGTAATGGTTGATTGCTCAGAGTAATCTAAATTAGTCGGGGGGCTTCGGCCCCCCTACTTACAAAGGAGATGTTATGGGTAAAGGGATGAAACATTATTTCCGTGATGGGACTGAACACAAAGGTGGCACACACAAGATGCCTAATGGTCAGTTACACTCCGGAAAAACACATACTAAGAATAGTAAAAGATTATATCATTTTAGTGAGCTAAGTAAGACAGCTCAAAAAAAGGCTAGAGGCTAATGGCTAAAATCGACAAATCTAAAATGGCGTGTAACAAACCAAAACGTCAAGTTTCTGGTGGTAAGAAGTTTGTTGTAAAAGCGTGTCAAAATGGTAAAGAAAAAATTATTAGGTTTGGCGATGCAAATATGAAGATCAAAAAGAATCAACCGGGCAGGCGCAAGAATTTTCGTGCAAGGCATGGGTGTGATACACGACCACCCTCCAAAATGACTGCTCGTTATTGGTCGTGTAAGAAATGGTAATATTATGGCAGCACCAAAAGTAAAATCTAAGAGAGATGCTTGTTACTATAAAGTAAAAGCTCGCTACAAAGTTTGGCCATCAGCATATGCTTCAGGAGCTTTGGCTAAATGTAGAAAGGTTGGTGCAAAAAACTGGGGTAACAGTAAAAAGAAGAAGTGACATGGGTAATGTAAGAAAAACAGAAGCTGGTGCTAACTTAAAACGATGGTTTAAGGAAAAGTGGGTAGATGTAAGAACAGGCAAGCCGTGCGGAAGACAAAAGGGAGAGAGTCGTGCTTACCCTTATTGCCGCCCGTCTAAGCGAGTATCATCCAAGACCCCCAAAACGGCCTCGGAACTGTCGGCTTCTGAGAAGCGTAGTCGCTTGGCTCAGAAGAAAAGTTCAAAGAAAGTTGAAAGAGTTACAAGAAAAACGTAATATAAAAAATGAAAGGCGGTAAAAAATGTCAAGATGGTTAAGAAACATTAGAGATGGTGAGATTTACGAGTGGGATGCAATTTTAGCTGAAAATCCTATAACTGAAGAAGTCACTGAGGAAGAGGCATTTCCTGAAAAACATATGCCTAAAAAACAACGTGGTCGTCCACCAAAGGTAGATTTACAAACAGATGATATACCTGATCCAAAAGGTGAAACTCCACCTGAGTTAGCCGAAGAAGCTAGTAAAGGTTTAGAGCGAGCTAGAAATGATAAAGGACATTATATTGCAGATGATCCAAATACACCAGAAAATGAAGCATGGGTTGAAAAGAAGTGATATTAAACGATGTAATAACAGA